TTAAGATTGACCCTTTAAGTGCTGGTAATGTTTTTCTAACCAGTGATAAAGTTTTACCATTTTCTTGTAATAATTTATACACCCAATAAATAAGAATATTATATGTTTTAGAAGCACGAGAACTGCCTTGGAATACACAAACTCTTTTATCTGTATTAATCAGGTCCTCAAATACTCTTGTTGTTTGGATTTTCATATAACTTATTATTTGTATATTTATGATTATGAAACCAGAAATATTTTTAGGTATTTTATTCCAATCAAGGGATTTGATGCACATAGCCCATTTAGAAACAACATCATTAGGTGTCCACGAAGCATTAGACCAATTTTACAAAGAGGTAATTGAAAATGTTGATGAATTGACTGAAACATATTTTGGTATTATTGGTGGTAGAGTTCCTTTGGTTATTCCTGAATCAAAATTGGTTGAACCAGTTCTTTATTTGAGAGAATTGAGAAAAGTAATCTATGAAAATAGAAACTCACTTGGTTTAGAGAATACTGAAATCCAAAATATAATTGATGAAATACTTGGATTGATTGGACAAACTCTTTATAGATTATCTTTATCATAAGTTGTCTATAACTTTATCAAACCATTTATCCAAGTCGTAGTATCTACTTGAACTACCCTTATCATCAAAACCCCTATCAGTATTATTCATAGTAGTTTTACTATTAAGTAATGAGTTTCCTGTATATGTGGGTTTTCCCACATCATTTCTACCCCTTTGACTTTTACTAACACTACCATCATTTAACATATCATCACATACCAGTAAGTTTGGTGTGAATCTACCTTGTTGTTCTTTGTATTCAGTATTTAACTTATTTTCTGTATCTGTATCAACATATCCAACCCAATGTTTTTTTGGTGTTTCATATCTTTTAGCAGATGGGTCTGGTTCATCAACAAATGGAATCCTTGTATTATCTAACCACATTATACCTTTACTGTATTTCATCTATTACTTTATCAAACCATTTATCAAGGTCATAGTATCTTGAATTACTACCCTTATCACTAAAGAATTGTCCTTTAATTTGTTTAACAATATCATTATCAGTTGTTCCAACATATTCTTTTCTGTGTCCCCCAAGATAGTTTCCCTTGTCTTCTCGTGTCTTGTTATATTGTGTTATAACACCATCATTTAACATATCATCACATACCAGTAGGTTGGGACTAAATCTACCTTTCACATCCCAACCTTCTTTATTTAATAAAGTTTTACCTTCACCAAATGGTTCTGCTTTACTATCCCACAAATAACCTTTTCCAATTCTTTCATCATCATTTACAGAATATGGTATTCTACAATCATCCAACCACATTATACCTTTGGAGTATTTCATAAGTCCAACTTTGTCTGTGTGTCTTTTTCCATCTTAAAGAACTTTACCAATTCTTCCCTTGATACAGATAATCTTTCCTCACATATATCAAAGTATTCTTTTTCCCTTTCCACCCCGATAAAGTTTCTGTTTAATAATTTTGATGCTAAACCACTGGTTCCACTGCCCAAGAACGGGTCAATAACCCAATCTCCTTCCCTTGTGAATAAGGTGATGATGTAGGACATCAACTTAACAGGTTTGGTTGTTGGGTGTATATTCTTTCTTTCTACTGGTGCCCACTTTGGGTCATTTTCTAAACCACCACCATTTACTCTATTCATTGTCTTTTCAACTCTATTATCTAACCCCAAGTCCTTTTCCTTTTTTGCTGGTTTTGGAACTTGAATAAATGGATAAGTCATTTTGATATTATCAGGTAATGCCTCAAAGTTTAATACATTATCAATATAACTTTTTGACCCGTGTGGTTTCATACCAATAATAATATGTTCCACGGCAGGTTTTGGTTGGAAACCTAATTTACTACCTTCATACTTTTTGGCCAGGTCTGTTGATGGTTCTGTAATATCAAACTCCATAGTTTCACTATTCCATCCTCCTTTTGTAAATGCCTTTCCTATTCCACTTGAACTTTTACCAATACTTTCTCTTTGAGCCTCATAAAATAATTCATCATATTCATTAGTATCAATATGTAAAACCTCTTTTATTTTATCCCACTTTTCATTAGAAGGTACTGCTTCACCCCAACCATCATCTTCCCTACTTTCAGTTCTCATGTATGATGATGCCTTAAACTCACATAAGTCATCAAATAACTTTTTTGTTATATCTCTTTTATTAAAGTAGTCAATAATGATTTGTTTAAGTTGTAAAGTTGAGTGGGTTATTCTACCTTTTCTTTTATCAATCATTTTACTTGTATCTGACGCTTTTGGAAACCCACTATGATAAGTCCACATAATTGGACTGAAACTCATATCAAACCCCGCATCTTCCAAGTCCTTAATCATCCTATACAATACATCACTACGGGGACTACTCATCACCGCAATAAATGAACCAGGTTTTAATACCCTATAACACTCACTCCAAATGTCTGTTGGAGGTAAAACTTTATCCCACGATTTACCCATAAACTCAATTCCGTATGGGGGGTCTGTGGCTAACATATCCACACTATTATCTTTTAATTCTTTTAGTACATCAGCACTATCTCCATTGTATAAATGTTGTTCTATCATATTCTTTGTTCTTCTAATTTCCATTGGAAACCATAACTTGTTTTATTTCCTTTTCTAATACAATCTTCAATATGGTTATGTGAATCAAACCCCAATGTGTTTTCTATTTCAGTTATTGTTTTCCAACTACGGATAAAGTTGTCTTCCAAGTCATATTGGTTTATTACATATTCTTTATCAATATTACCACTTAATCTTTTCTTTGAGAACTCTGCGTATTTTTCATTTAACTCAAACCCTATGTAATTTCTATCATTACAACCCAATCCTGTGGTGCCTATTCCACTGAATACATCAAGGACTACATCACCTTCATCTGTTAGTAAATTGATGAAATATGTGGGTAATTCTTTGTGATATGGTGCTGGGTGTCTAATGGTATTATCCCTTGCTGCGTTTGCTGACTTGAAATAAAATACATTATCAGGTCTAACCTTATCAGGCACAATTCGTTGAACCAAGTCAGGGTCCTTAACCCCATCTTCATCAACCTTCATACTTGTCCTTCTAACCCAAACTACTTTCTTTCTTTCCCTAACACCATCAATAATTTCATTATCATTATTGATTGGACTTTTTAATCTATCAAGATAACTTTCTGCTGGTTCTTCTAAAACTCTATCCATATAGAATCTCATTTGTTTGGCATCTTTACAGAAATGAAATATGTATTCAGTCATATTTCTAAATCTTTTTTTACTACCATTTGGAATACCAGCCTTCTTTACCCAATAGTATGTGTCGTATAACTTAAGTGGTGTTTCTTTTGAGTTCCTATAAATCAATTCATAGATAAAGGTATTTCTGTAACCCCCCTCACAATTATCATTGATGTTTAATATGAAACTACCAGTTGGTTTAAGAACCCTGTGTATCTCATTGAATAGGGGTAATAACCAATCAACATATTCATCAGATTTTTTTATGGATATATTCTTTCCGTAGTTAACAATATCTGCGTATGGTGGTGATGTGATTACCAAATCCACACTATTGTCTGGTAAATCTTTAATCAACTCAAAACAATCACCTGTTCTAATATCAATCATTTTTATTTTGGTTAAACTCTACTCTTGTTTTATACACATCAAAATCTATTGGTTCTTTGAAATAATCATTATAGATTAAATCAATCATTTCATCCATAAGGGTTGTTAGTTCTTGTTTGTTAAACTTTATCCCCTTGTTTACAAATAAGGTATACTCAAAGGTTACATAACCTGTTGATTGTGCTTCAAATGTGTATGGTATTTCAGCAACATCAATCAACATACCATTAAAGTAATGTTTGTTTGAATTGAGTTTAATTGTATTCTTAATCTGTTGTAACAACTTTTCCATCTTCCTGTGGGGTTTATAGTCCACATCTACTATAAACCAACCACCCATAGTCAATATGACTGACTTAAACTCAATCTTATCTATTGTTTCACTACCAAAGTTAATATTCTCAAAGTTATTTTTAACTTGGAATACTGAACCTTTTTTTGGTAAATTAAAATTACCCTTCAGTTCCATCTTGTCCCATATTTGTTCTTATGATTTCAATTTGTAGTGGACTAACTGAATTATCTATCTTTTCCCCTTGTGTGGTTACATCAATATGTTTTTCACTCTTCCAATTATTCTTGAACTTATTAGTCATAATAACCTGCCATAGTTTTGTATTAAAACCAGCACCATTATTTTCACTCATAGATTCATACGCTTTGTTAAACCACCAGTCTTCACATAATTTTTGATATTGATTGAACGCTTCAGAATATTTTTTGTTTGTCTTTAATAATCTGTAGTGTCCTTCCCAACTTATCCCCAATTCAATTAAGAATTGTGTAATGTGTTTTCCTTCAACACCAGCGTCAATAACAATCTTGTACCACTCTGGGTTCATGGTTTCTTCAAGTCTGGGTCTACCCCTACCTCTTTTACCTTCTTCTTGTATATTTTGTTCCATATATTTCTATTCCTATTTTAATTTGATTTATTGCGTCTTCCACTGATGGTTTGATACTTGAAGATGGATATAGACCATAATAAGCCCCCATAATTTCAATCTTATCTAAATCAGTGAGGTCTTGTGTATCTTTTACAGAGATAATCGTTTCTACGATGTTCTTTGCGTTTTGTATATGGTCTGGATTATCCAAATTATTTACCACTTGTTTTCTTCCACCTTTACAATTACAACCCATTTTCTTTCATCCTTTCTAATAATACTATTTCTATTGCGTCTTTAATATCCTTGAAGGCTTGTGCTACCTCAAAGTCATCATTTTTAACTGCTTCATCTATCAGGGGTTGAAAACAAGCAACTATTTCACTTGAACTTAAACCCAAACTTATCCCTTCTTGAAAATAATGATTTGATAGTTGAACCAATAAGTCATCCTTTTCTAATGGTGATAAGTTGAAATAACCTTGTAATATTTCTTTTATATTCATCATTACTATAAATATAATCAAAATAAATGAGTTGGAAATAAAAAACCCCCAATGTTAGATAATTGGGGGTATAGTATGACTGATGAGGTAGTATAAAAAAAATTATATGGACAGTATATCAGAACGAAGCACTACCTCATTGAAATAAATATAAGAAATATTTGGCAATAAAAAAACCCTTCTAATGGGACTTGGAAGGGTTTAGTAATCTAACATGGGTACATTAGAATTAAGTTAATTATAATAAACTTATTTTTCTTCTGTAGTATCCTGGTAATTTTTCTTGTTGAGATTTTTGTATATCAATACTCCATTTAGAATAATTGATGTTAAGATTGAAACTATTGTTAATATAGTTACTGGATTCATTAAAGTTATTCCTACTGCTACTGGTGTTACTATGTTTGCTGTAGCAATTCCTATTGTATCTTTATCTATCATATTACTTAAATATCTAGTATTAGTAATTGCTAGAACTATATAATATATTACTTGAAGATTATGAAGGTGATAAGTCCCCCCAGCCCCCCATACTAAAAAACAAGTATATTAAGGTTGGAGTTCTTATCACATTTACATCTTGAATCTTGATGTTGTAGGGTTATAAGTCCGATGAATTACCTACAAGTGAGCAATACCATTTCAGGTATTACATCAATAAATATAATATAAATTGTAAAAAAAACAAATAGTTTGGTAATTTAATTGTTTTTTCTTATTTTTGTTGATATTTATAGATATGGGAAAAGAACAAATCAATTTTAATCTTCGTAGAAGGATGTTAACAGATGATGGTTGGATTTATTTCTGCCGTAATTGTGGAACATATCTACCTGAAACTAATTTTTATAAATCAAAGACAGGTCCATTTAAGATTTCTACACAATGTAAATTACATTATTCCAAGAAAGATAAAGATGAATCAGATGAAATGGATTATCTTAAGTTGGACCCCATACAAGATGAGGACTTTCAGGGGGTACAGAGGTTATTAGAGACACTTGGATATCAATTTGGTATAGATATACCACCAGTTCATATTCAGTTCAATACAAGACACAATATAAAATAATATGGGAGCAATAAAATTATCAGTTGAAAAAGTAAGAAACATCCGTAAGTTGTTAGCAACAGGGAATTATACACATTTATCTTTATCCAAAAGGTACAAGGTTAGTAGAGGACACATAACCAAGATTGCCAACAAGATGAGATGGGATGAAAGAAATTATCCACAATTAAGAGATGGCATACCACAAAAGGAGTAAGATAATCTATATTGATGATGAGGAATATGTTTGGTGCGCTCGTGAAAAAGAATATATCCACAATAAAGAGTTTGAGATAAACAAATGGGGTGATTATAAATTATTCTGTTATGAGTGTGGAAAACTTGTTTGTGCTGATAGGAATATCAATTACACAACCGCCGCACAGGATAGAAATGGATATGTTGAGGAACAATCAAAGATTATGTTAGAGAATATTGGATATGATTTTAATAGTCAATTTACGATACACGAACAATTCTTAATGAAACATAAGTTAATATGAAAACACATACAATTATAGGTGGGGTGAATTACTCCACAGAACAGGTAGAAATCAAGTTCTTTGATGGATTGAAGGTTACACTTATCCATTGTGTAGAAACTCCGTTAGATAAGGATTGTGAGTGTTCTGGTGATATATTTGATTCCCATTTGGATTATGATATTTTCAAGGACTACCACAATTCTTTTATAAAAACTCCAAAATAATTTTTGTAGTATCAATTTTTGTTGTATCTTTGTGATATGAATAACACACAACATATCCAAGACAACTACAAACGCTCAACTATGGGACGATTGATGGAACGATTTAACTACAACAACGAAAGTGAAATTGATGCTGATATGGATATCACATCTGTACTTTCTTTTCTTGAAGAACAGAGATTACAAACACAAGATGCCTTTTTTACCTTGTTAGATGTAATGAAAAAAAACAACAAATAATTTGATACTATCAAAAATTTTAATTATATTTGTAAGACAATGGGACAGACAAAAAAAGTATACGAAGAAATGAGTTTAGATGAACTCATCACAGAGTTCTTTAACCAATCAAATGGTGATGAAGATTATGACTATGAGTTATATAAACAAAGAAAGATGGATGACTATAACCAAGAGTTAATGGAAAGAGAAGCATACGAACAACACTTAGCAGACAAATACTAATATGGCACAGAATAAAGAAAGACAAATCGCAACACAATCATCACTCAAGTTTGTAAATGATTGGGCAATCTCATGTAATCAATGTTTAACACTTAAGGAGATTATCTCTATAACCAATGTAGTTGTTGACTATGTTGAAAATGGATACTCCAAAGAAATAGGTGAAAGGTTGACTACCATTGATAATTACCTTAAGAACGAAAAGTAATACTTATTGGTATGAAAGATGAAAAAATTGAGTTCTTTACAAAGAAATTAAACTCTTTAAGAATTAAACAGGCAACCTTTACATCATCAGGATATAAGACACCAATGTATCTTGAAAGGGATATTAGATTGACGGAAATTGCGTTAAAGAAACTTAACGAAGGTAATTAACCTTTTGGAATACCCGGTGAGTTGTTGGCACTTGCGTACCAAGTTGGGAAACCTGAACCAGCACATAAAGGTCCAAGAGCATTGAAACTACCGTTCCAACAATTTCTACTATATGAAAACCCCGCACCTGGTAATGAGATGTTTGCCTTAAACGCAGAATCAGTTTCAGGTGGTAATTGACCATCATTAAGATTTCCACTAAAGTATTGTGGATACCAACCCGAGCGGAACAATAGATGTCTTCTTAATAGATTGTCTTGAAACTCCGCTTGGTTCTTTGCGTTGGTCTTCAAGTATTGTAATGTCTTTAAGTCAACAGGTGAACCTTGTTCGTTTCTGTTTTGAACCAAA